AAGGACCGCGTGGCGAAATCAGTTGAGATCATCATGCGCGAGCCCGATGAGCCGTGGATGATCTGGACGCATCTGAACGCTGAAGCCAACATGATTGAGAAGCTTCTGCCGCGCGCGATGCAGGTTGAAGGCAAACAAAAGACTGAGGTCAAGGTGGCGCGGCTTTTGGGTTTTAAGACGGGCGATCCTTTAATGCTCGTGTCAAAAGCAAAGATCGCCAGCAGAGGGATGAACTATCAACACTGCGCCAGAATGCTCATGGTCGGACTCAGCGATTCATTCGAGGAGATTTATCAGGGCATTCGCCGTTGTTGGCGATTTGGACAGACGCGTCCTGTTGATGTTTATTTCGTCGCATCGGAACTTGAAGGCGCTGTTGTCGCGAACCTGAGGCGTAAAGAAGCCGCATTTGAGGAAATGCTTGACGCCATGAGCGAGCACATGCGAGACCTGCAAAGGGAAAATGTGCTTGGCGGCCGTAATGTAAGCGATCCCTACAATCCAACCGTTCCAATGGAGTTGCCATCATGGTTGATATCCTGAGCCTAACGAAAGTCCTGGCGCAGGAATTTTCCAACGATTTCGCCGTTTATAACGGTGACTGTGTTCCTATCATGGCGGCGCTACCAGCGGACTCAATTCATTATGCCATGTGGAGTCCGGCGTTCAAATCGCTTTACACATTCAGTGACAGTGAACGTGATCTTTCAAATAACCCGGATGACAAAAAATTCTGGGCGCAATACGCTTTCACGGCGAAGGAAATATTCCGCATCATGAAACCGGGCAGGCTCATAACCATTCATTGCATGGACCTGCCAACGTCCATCACCAGGGATGGTTTCATTGGAATGAGGGACTTTCCGGGAGATAATCTGCGTCTTTTTGAAGGTGCCGGATTTGTTTTCCATTCACGAGCGTTCATCCGAAAAGATCCCGTTTCCGCCATGCAACGTAGCAAGGCCATTGGGCTGTTACACAAACAGATCATCAAGGATTCCGCGCTCGGCAGAATGGCGATCGGCGATCAACTCATCACCATGCGAAAACCGGGACTGAATGATGAGCCTGTCTCAGGTATATTCGAGGAATACCACGGCGATGACATGACGGATGCTGAATTCACCAGAGCCGCGATGGTATCATATGATCCTGGACGCGAAAGAACTTTTACCGAACATAAATCAATTGAAATATGGCAACGTTACGCGGAAGGCGTCTGGATGGATATAAATCAGTCCGATGTCCTGTCAAAAGACATGGCCCGCGAAGACCATGATGAGCGTCATATTTCGCCGCTTCAACTGACACCAATCAAACGATGCCTGGAAATATGGACAAATCCGGGCGATGTCGTGTTTTCCCCATTTTCCGGCATTGGCTCGGTCGGATGTGTTTGCATTGAGATGGGGAGAAAGTTTCTGGGCGCGGAACTAAAACCGAGCTATTACCGGCAGGCTGTCGCGAACCTGAAAACGGCGGAACTGGAACGTGAAATGGCGAAAAATGAACTCGATCTCAGGATCGCGTGAATGTCAAACAAGATCAACCTCACCAAAATCATGGACGCGGTGAATGAGAAATTCGTCAGCGGTGAAAAGATAACCACGAAAGATAATCGCCGTCAGCGCCCGACGATCAACCCGGATCATGTGGCGATGTATCTCGTTCGTAAGATCAAAAATCTGAGTTTACCACGAATAGGAATGGGTTTTTGTCGCCATCATACGACGGTCATTCACGCGATTGGCCGCGTCGAGGACATGATGGCGGCGAATGATGAATTCGCGGCGCGCGTTGAGAGTGTCAAAGTTTATCTGGAGGAAAGAGCGACACAATGATCGAATTCACGACTGGAAATATCTTGACCGCGAACACGCAAGCTCTCGTCAACACGGTGAACTGCGTCGGTATCATGGGCCGAGGTCTCGCGTTTCAGTTCAAGAATAAATTTCCCGCGAACTTCAGAGCCTATCAGAACGCCTGCGCACGCAAAGAAATCCGGCCCGGCAAGATGTTTGTATTCGAAATCAGAATATTCGCCAATCCAAAGTTTATCGTTAACTTTCCAACGAAGCGCGATTGGCGTGACAAAAGCCGAATGGAAGATATCGATTCCGGACTGGTGGCATTGGTAGATGAAATCCGCGAGCGCGACATCGATTCCATCGCCATACCACCGCTCGGCTGTGGGTTAGGCGGTCTGAACTGGACTGATGTGCGACAACGGATCGAAACCATATTTGATCGCATTAACGCCCCGCGCGTGTTGATCTTCGAACCGAAAGGCAGGCCATGAGCAAACTGTTTGGACTGCGTTGCGCCTGCGGATCTGATGACGTTGTGGCGATAAAGCCTGGATATGATCCACCAACTGTTACACGGGAGCCCGCCATCGCTGATGAGGCGCTTTGCGAAACATGTCTGCGCGCGAAATACGATGTCAGACGGGTTCGCGCGCCATGACAGAAGCGACGCAAAAACATAAATATCCGGTTCGCGCTGATCTCATGGCGAGGGTCCTTCGAGAAGCGGCGGAAAAAATCGCGCGTGAACCAGGCGAGACGAAAATGAGCGCTGATAATGGTGTGCGATGGTCTATTTCCAACACTGAGACGGCGAGGCGATTGCTGCTTCAGGCCGATCGTTGGGAACGCGAGACCATTACTGGCGAGCCGAATATCGTGGACCGGGAGAGGATGGGGATGCCGCCATGACATGGCCAACCTTCAAGCCATTTATCATAGGCGAAGAGAACAATCCATATCTGGCCCGCTGGTTTGTCATCCCGCGTAACAGATGGTTTAACATCTATCTGCACCATTTCCATAGATCGGATGATGACAGAGCGCTTCACGATCATCCATGGTCCAACATGTCCATTTTGTTGCGCGGCTCTTACATTGAGCATTTGCCGGGAGGCGATAAGATTTTACGTCGTCCAACATGGAAGTTCTGGCGATGGCCGAAACGCGGGGCTGAGTGGGCGCATCGCGTTGAACTGATCGATGGACGAAAAGTCTGGACGCTGTTCATAACCGGCCGAAAAGTCAGGACGTGGGGATTTCATTGTCCTCGCGGTTGGATTCCATGGACTGAATTCGTGGAAATCACGTCGGATGAAAACAAGGCCGGGAAAGGATGTGAGTGATGCCGCTTGTTGATAAGATTATCGCGGGCGTTGCCTTGATCATGGGAACAGGGCTCATCGGTCTGATAATCTGGTGCTCGATATCATTCGATCCGTGGTTTTTGGTTTTCCTGTTTCTGGCCGTGCCGTTGTGTGGCATGTTTGTGATGTTTTTATTAGAAGATATTTGAAATGAGTGAGCAGCCCGCCGTGATCGTGACCATGCCGGTGCCTCCCAGCCTTAACAAATTGTGGGCGCGGGCGCCAGGCGGGAAACGCGTTCGTAGTCAGGCATACCGCGCCTGGATCTCGACAGCGGCCTGGCTTGTGAAGACGCAGATCGTGGGCATGGAACCTCTGTCATGCCGGTTCAACCTGGAGATCGAGGTGCCAGTGAGCCGTCGCGATACGGGCAACTGGGAGAAAGCTTTATGCGATCTTTGCCAGACGGCCGGTGTCATCACGAATGATGGCAACGCGCATCGCATAACCATCACGCCAACCGAAAGAACTGACTGCATGCTGGCGTTCTGGCCACTGCCCGAGATGGGCGCCGTGCGAAAAGCGGCGAAAGAGAGGCGTCCGGCCGCCAGCGGTAAAAGAGCCACGCGCCTGACCGTGAAGCAGGCTCACGCGCTTGGATTATGGAAATAGGGATTGACGCCCGCCAAAGTGATGCTATTATTATGCGTATGAATAACGGCATCAAAAAGCGCCTTACCATATCGGTGAGTTCTCCGCAGGAAAAATGGTTGAAATCCAGGGCCAGGAAGCTTGGGATTTCCATCAGTGAAATTTTGCGCCGGATTGTTGATGAACAGATGACAAAGGAGACGACAAATGCCTGACCGTCACCAACCACCACGGATCGTGGATCGGCCAGAACCGTGCTTCGTGAGGATGCGTGTTAAACGTGGAGGGCCGTGGATGGCCGCGCGTATATGGAGCGCTTTCGGCATGCTGATGGCGGAAATAAACGGAGAACCGGCGGCACCTGAGCGTGTGTGGCACTCTGGCGATCGTATCGATGAGCGGGAATATGACATGCTATTGGCGCGAATGAACGACCAGAAACCGTTTTGAATGGGTGTCAAATGCCAAACGACATGAGTAACACGCCAGTCCTTGATCTGACATCGGCGCTCGCGCCGGATAAGATCGCGGCGTGGCTGGAATACGAATACGCGAAACATCTGCTCCGTAAGACCGCGTTGCTGATGAGGCATGAAAAGTTTCTGGCCGTCACCAATGACGGCATCAACGACGATGTCATGGCCGGACACGCGTCTGATTTCAAAAATGATCTGAAAGACGAAATCGCGGATATGAACGCCACGCGAAGTAGGATCAAGGCGCCCGTCTTGCACGCGCAACGTCTGATCGATGGCGAGGCGAAGAAAATGACGGACGCGCTTGGCATGGCGATGTCGCAGGTCCTCGCCAGGCTCACGGATTATCTCAGGCGGAAGGAAGCGGAAGAACGCGCGGCGGCGGAAATGGAGGCGGCGCGGCTCGCGCTGGCGGCGCAGGAGGCGATGGAACTGGCGGATCAGGTCAACACACCATCCGCCATCGATGCCGCCGTGCTGGCCGTCCAGGAAGCACAACTGGCCGAGATCATGGCCACTGCCCGCCCGGTTGAACTTACTCGCACACGGTCGCAGGCGGGGTCACTGACGGGACTGAAGGATAACTGGCAATACCGCGTTGTTGATATCAGCGCGGTTCCCGCCGTTTATCTGACCGTTAACGATGTCATGATCAAGGCGGCCATGAAGTCGGCCGGGAAGAGCGTTGGTGATTTGCGGATTCCTGGGATCGAGTTCTTTAATGACGCGAGGGCTTTTGTGAGATGAGTATCTTCCCCGTGAATCCCGATGAACTCGGCGATGATTTCAAACGCGTGGATGAAATCCTGAAGCTCGCGGTTGAGAATGGCGACATGTTAAGTGAGTGGGAGAATGGATTTGTATATGATCTCGTGGAGCGCGTTGAAAAATACGGCGCGCGAACACGAATTAGTGAGAGACAAATGGAGATTATCGATCGTATTGACCATAAGTTGAATGAAGGTTGAACCATGAGGCGGATGAACCCGCTGATTGAGATGAGCGCCGCGTTCGGCTCTGACGGGACGCGCGAACTGTAAATGAACGACTGAACAAAGGAACGAGCGAATGGCTTTCATGCAACCACCTCCCTCCGGCGCGAGTGGAGATTTCCCGCCGATCCTGGCCTATAAGGCACCGTCTGGACGACTGTTTACCCGCGATCGGGTGCAAAATTCGTCCGGCGACTGGGAAACGACGGAAACCGATGTCACGATGGCGCAACCGGCGTTCGCGCTGGATTTTGGACGCCTGGAAGTGGGGTGGTGCCATTTCGCCTATGGCGCCGCGCCACTGTGGACGATGGTCCCATACGGTCATCCCATGCCGGACAGGCCGCCATCTCCCGGTAAGGACGCCAAGGGCAAGGACATACAGTATAAAAATGGCTTTCGCCTGCCCGTGGCGGGCAACGCGATCGGCGGCGTGCGTGAGCTGGCGGGCAACAGTAATGTGCTGATCACCGCCATGAACGAGGTGCACACCCTGTTTGAGGCGGCGCCAGAGGCGGCGATGGGCAAGATACCGGTGGTTAAAATGACCGATATCGTAACGGTCAAAGTCGGTCAGGCAACCAACTTCCAGCCGGTTTTTTCGATCTTCGGTTGGGTTGATCGGCCTGATGTGCTTGGTCCGCGCACTGTTACACCGCCACGCGCCACCACGCCAGGCAACGCGGCTCCGCGGACCGCTCAGGTGGCTGACGTGCCCCGACCGGCACAGACCAGCGCGGCGAAACCGGAGGGGATGCCGTTTTGAGGACGTGATCCTGGCGTAAAACCAGAAGGCCCCGCTTCGGCGGGGTTTTTTGTTGAATGGTATATATTGACAAAGCGTCATTTTGGCGTCATTCTGGCGCCATGAACAAACGCATTAATCTCAGGCTACCACCTGAAATCACGGAAATCATGACCCGGCTGGCCGCTGAACGTGGACTTTCTCATACAGCCGTGGTCAGGCAGGCACTTGGCGTTCTTCAGGCGATGCATGATGGCGCCAAGGAAGGATGTTACACGGGACTGACAAAACGACGTGAAAATCTGGAAACGCTGCTGGTGACGCCGCTCTGAACCGGCGAGGGGAAATCCATCGTGGCTTTTTCATCAGATGACAGGGAAAGATTATCAAAACTGCTGGCGATGTTCAGTGGCACATTTGATGGAGAAATCCTCAACGCGGCGAAAGCCGCCGAACGTCTCGTGAAATCCAGGGGAGAAACATGGGAATCAGTCATCACCATGATTTCTTCCAATCAATCAAAACGATCTGAACCAAAACCCGATCCGTGGCGGTCGTCATTCCAGGACGAAACAGACGCATGCATGAAAAAAACGCATTTATTGACGGCATGGGAAACTGAGTTTCTTATTTCGATTTCCGATCGGAAGACTCTTTCTCCAAAACAACAAGCGCGTTTTGAACAAATAAAAGCCAAGGTGGCGTCTTATTCGGACATGAATTTTTGACGCCTTATCATGCCAGCATGGAAGAAATCGCGCGCTTTGTCCGCGCTCTCTTCGCGTATGCCGAGCAGGATACATTCATCAGTTTGCGCGCGTTTGACCAGTTCAACCGATCGGTTCCTCCCGTCATCATTCGTGGCGTGCGGGTTAACGGCAGCGTCGATGCCATTATTCGTGACGCGACAATCGCGGCCGAAGATGCTTCGCAACACGAAAATCCGACTGTTTTTTGTCCACCGATCGCCACGTTCACGGGAGCGTGGAAAGCCTCCACGACCGATCTGGCCAACGGACTGACATTATCGGTTGAGCTTGATGACACGGACCCGGATGCCGGGCAACGTATTCTGGAAGAAATACTTGGCCCCGTCACCGTCCTGGTCAGGTCGGGATCGGACTGGATTGACGCCAGCACGGGAGAAATCAAGCCCAAAATCCATCTCCACTGGCGATTGACCGAGCCAACCACGACGGCGGAAGAGCACGAGCGCCTGCGCCAGGCAAGAACGCTGGCCACGTTACTGATCGGCGGTGACCCGACAGGTAAGCCGGTTGTCCATCCGCTACGGTGGCCAGGGTCGTGGAACCTCAAAACATCGCCTCGCATGGCGACGATCGGGGCGTTGAACGAGACGGCGGAGATCAACCTGGACGATGCCCTGGAAGCGTTGGAACTGGCCACGGATGCCCGTGGCATGTCCCGCCGGGACAACATGCCGGGCGCGTCCTCCACGCCAGAGGCGAGGCTATCCGACGTGCGCTCAGCGATGGCCTCCATCCCAAATTTTGGGGTTGATGTTCATTATGAGGAATGGATCAAATTTGGTTACGCTATTCGTCGTGCAACCGGCGGTGGTCAACACGGGTTTGATATCTGGGATAACTGGTCGCGTCTCTCCGAAAAATACAACGCGGATGAGACAGCGGCGGCCTGGCGGCGAATAGACGCCGCCGTCAGAGGCGGGACGCCTGAACGCACCATCGGCGCCGGGACCATATTTTTTCATGCCACGCGGCACGGGTGGGTGCGCCCTTTCCCCTTGGGCGGAAACGGGGAGGCGCATGATTCCGCCGGTTTCGAGGAGCCGGGACAAACGGGACATGAGACCGGGACAAACGGGACAAAGGATGTCCCGGTTCCTTTCGATCTCGTATGGTTCCAGGATATCCGCCCAAATCTGGATGCCGCTGATTTCGTCGAGGGCACTCTCATTGAAGGGGCCATGTCCGTCATCTACGGCGAATCAAATTGCGGAAAGACATTTTTCGCCACTGACCTGGCCCTGCACATCGTCCTGGCGTGGGTGTGGCGTGGGCTTCGGACGGAGCGAGGGGGTGTCATCTACTGCGCGTTGGAGGGGGCGCACGGGATCAGCAACCGCGTCGCCGCGTTTCGTAAGCATTACAACCTCGGCGAGCAGGATTTGCCATTCGCGATCATTCCATCCGCCATCAACATGCTTGATCCCGATGCCGATACGCCGCGTCTCGTGGCGTCCATCCAGGCGGCCGCCAGCCGGATCGAGGACAAGGTTCTGCTGGTCGTGATTGACACACTGAGCCGCGCCATGGCTGGGGGCAATGAAAACGCTCCGGACGACATGGGCGCTGTTGTCATGAATACGGATAAGGTAAGACAGGCCACCGGCGCGCACATAGCGTATGTGCACCATTCGGGGAAGGACACCGCCAAAGGCGCGCGCGGTCACAGCCTGCTGCGGGCGGCCACGGACACGGAGATAGAGATCGTGCGTCCGGATAAGAACAGTCCCTCGATCGCCACGGTGACCAAACAGCGGGAGATGGAGATCGAGGGGCGGTGGGCTTTTCGGCTCGAGGTCGTGGAACTGGGGAAAAATCGTCACGGCAAACCGGTCACGTCCTGCGTCGTGGTCGAAGCGGAGCGGGACGCGGGAGACCGACGAGGGCGGCCAGTGGATATCGGCGGGCAGTCCGGTATCGCGCTGATGGCGCTGCGGGCGGCCGTGGCCAGTCCTGAGTCGGCTATCATACCGCCGTTCGAAGGCATCCCAAATGACACGCGCGGTGTGCATGTGGAGGTCTGGCGGCGATATTTCTATGAAAAAATGCCTACGATTACCCAGGACGCGCGTAAGAAGGCCTTTCAAAGAACGTCAGAATACCTAACAAGGCGCAGGCTTATCGGGGTGCGCGACCCGTGGGTATGGTTGGTATAGCAAAACGAAACGGGACATGGCCGATGTCCCGCCAGGGTAGCAACGAAACGGGACATCATGTCCCGGCTCTCAAAAAATGGAAAATAAAGAAAATGGCGGAAAACCTTATGTGTGAATTATCCATCGTAACGAAACGGGACATGATTCGCGTGAATGTCCCGGTCGGGACATGGTCCCGGTGTCCCGGTCGGGACATAATTATATATCTCTTCGAGATATATAATTCATGCCAGGCCACCTGTCCCGGTCCATGTCCCGGTGTCCCGTGTCCCGATTCCCGGTTAACCTGAGAAAGAAATACGCGCCATGCGAACCTCTGAAAAACCATCAGCCTACAAAATTCGCACCCCCGAGGACCACGACCGGTATCGGCGAGCACTGGTCCCGATCGACCAGGCGTTTTTCGCGTCCGAGACAAAATGGGGTGTTGGCCGACTTGAGCGGATCATCAGCCCGGGCACCTTCGCCGCGTATCATCGGGGCTGGGATGCTTATCGGGTGGCGCTGGACGCGTGTGACGGAGCGGCGCTTGAGGAGATCGGGCCAAAGATGATCGCGGCGCTCGCGTTCATGGACGCGGAGGCGGTGGCGGGAGGACATCAACCGCTGGCGCCCGATACGTGGGAGCACGGAATGCCTGACGGGACGGTCCTGGTGGTCGTCAGGACGGGAGCGGAGGCATCAGCGGTGATACGAGCCGAGAAGGCCGCGACGGCTTACACGGCCGGTCCAGGGCTCGGCATGGCCACGGTCACTGAGCCGCTATCCACCGAGACCACGCTACCGCCAGATCTCGCCGTTACCGTGCGCCAGCAGCATGAGGGGCGCCGGTTGCTCGTGGTCACGATGGCCGAGGTGGCGGCGCTGATGACGATGGCGGAAGCGCGAGTGCTCGGCGTGAAATGGGAGGGAGATGCAACCTGTAGTGGCAGGCAGGAGGGAGAGGGGTTGGCCGCCGATCTGGTCAGATCAGGCTTCCCTCTTCCCGCTCCGGTTGCCAGTGGGCTGGATTTTTGAGGTTGCGGTGGCGCGCGCCGGGAGGAGTAATGTTCTCAAACGCCCGAGCCAGGCGCCCGTCAGAGACGCGGTTGGACCGCCGCTGGGAGAAATACCCGGCGGCGGCTTTCCTTTGTTCGGTTGGTTCAGGGCGTGGTGGCCTTGACCTCATTGCGAAGATCTTCACAAAGAATGGTGATGGCGTCCTGTAGCGATCCGTGCGCGGTCATCAGTTCGTTATAGGCCGTTGGAGGTTTCACGAAGCCAGAGACGACGCGCAGTTCACGCAGACAGGCGTCAAGACGCGATATCACATCGCAGCGGATGATCAGCGTGGCGTTGTTCATTATTTCATATCCTTTAACACATCCTCAAACGCCCATGCCGCCGCCTGGTATCCGCTTAGGTAAGAGTTGTGTTCGTCTTCTGACATGTTAGTCCACGCGTCCTCTGGAATGGTGAGAGTATGAAGCAGTCTGATCATCTTTCTTTTGATATCTTCCTGTAGCAATCGTGTCAGACGCAAAAATTCTTTTTGGTCTTGGTCAGTAATTGTTGGCGCCTCTTTTTGTGTTGGCGTGGCCTGCTGAATGCCGGTGTCGTCCGTTCTTGTCTGATTTAGCTCCGGTGAGTTGTTCATGGTTTCAGTTGTCCTGTTTTAACAAATCGTTTGAGAAGCGGTATCAGTTCGGCGGCCATTTTCTGGTTCAGGTGCATGCGCGTGTTAAATGGCTCAGCTCCTGACGCGTGAGTGATTTCGTCGGCTCCAAGCCACAGACAATCCTCGTCCGCCAGAGATGATTTCTGGATGGAGCACGTGCTCCCGGAATTGTCCAGGAAACGACCTCGCATGAAACCACGGGAAGTTGGCTTGAATTCGATTGGCATCAGCTTCTCTCCGTTAATAGTTAAAACGCGCCAGTTTTTCCACGATTACGCCCTTGGCTACGGGCGAGAAAAAACCGCGCAAAAGCATTCCGCCATCAGTCCCCGCTACGTAGATGTGATCTCCGTTAGTGATTGTGTCGGCGATGTCATTGAAATAATCTGGTGTGAGCACGGCATCGATTTTCGTGGTTTTGTATTTCCAGAGTGTAAAGCCGTTGGCGTAGTGGAGAACGGACAGATCGCGGAGTGAGAATGGCGTTGTCGCGTCGGTCGTGGTGCTATACCATGCATCAGTGGCCGCTCGGCCGGCTGCTTTAACGGCGGCGTCGTGCTCTTGCAGAGTTTTGGTCATGGCGGGCTCCTGGGTTGTGCCGTTCGATGGAGAGAATATGCACCCAATATGCTGATATTGTCTTCATATATTTGGGCATAGCTGGTATGCTTACATGGAATGACACTGGATGTATGAGCGAGGTATGATGATGTATGACGAAAACACGCTACACATTTTATTTAGACGATGATCTGCGGGTTGCCATTCAGGCGCGCGCAGTGGTCGAAGACAGGTCCGTCGCCAACCTGATAAACCGCGCCATACGTGAGGCGCTGGCGCGCGGCGTGATGAAAAAGGGGCTGGAGGCGGATGTATGCGAGGGTCAAACCGGACCTGATCACCCGGCCGCCATCTCGACAGTCCAGTCTCAGGGGCTTCGAGCGATTGGCGCGAGCCGGACAACGGTCACCGAAGGCGACGGACTTGATCTGCTCCCGGACGCCGCCGCGCCAGCGCCCTCATAGGAGATATTCGATGCCGAAGGTCACGATTTCCACCTACGAGTTGTTTCAGATGTTTCCCGACCAGGAAGCGGCTCGGGTCTACCTGGAAGGCCGGTTGTGGCCGAGCGGCCCGCGCTGCCCGGTGTGTGGCCTTGGCGATCGGATCACGGTTCGCAAGGCCGGTTTCTACCGGTGCAACCAGTGCAAGGAGGATTTCACCGTCCGCACCGGGACCATCTTCGAGCGGTCGCATATCCCGCTGCACAAGTGGCTTTACGGGATGTATCTGTTGGTCACGGCGCGCAAGGGCATATCGTCCATGCAGTTGTCCAAAGAGATCGGGATCACTCAGAAGTCGGCCTGGTTCATGCTGCACCGGCTGCGCGAGGCGTGCGGACCGGAGGAAATGGAGAAACTGCGCGGCATCATCGAGATTGATGAAACCTACGTCGGCGGCGTCGAAGCGAACAAGCACGAGAGCAAGAAACTGAAAGCCGGACGTGGCGCGGTTGGCAAGACTGCCGTGCTGGCGATGCGGGAACGCGGCGGTCGCACTGTAGCAATGCCCGTCGAGAACGTGGACATGGAGACGGTCAAGACGGCGATCTTCGACACCATCGAGATCGGGTCCACGATCCACACCGATGAGGCGGCGGTCTATGGTGGCCTCGACGGGTTGTTCTTCACGCATGACACGGTGAACCACGGCAAGCGAGAGTTCGTCCGCGGCGACGTGACCACCAACGGGGTCGAGAGTGTGTTCGCCGTGCTGCAACGCGGCATTGTCGGCGTTTATCACCACGTCACGCCGAAGCATCTGGCCCGGTATGCCGATGAGTTCGCGTTCCGGCTGAACGAAGGCAACGTCAAGCGGCACACGCTGGACCGGTTGGAGAGCTTCACCGAGGCGACGGCGGCCAAGCGGCTCACTTACAAGGATTTGATTCAATGAGCGAGCAAGACAGAGATTGTCCGCGCTGCCGCGGCGGCGGTTGTGAATGGTGCCACAACACCGGAAAGCGTCCGGCCACAGCATGCGATATCGTCACGGTGACTGTTTCCGGGTTGACCGGTTCGGGTAAAAGCGCAGTCTGCGGCGAGATCGAAATCGCGCTTAAAGCGATTGGCTTGGTAGTGCGATGGCCGGACGGTAAGGAGGAAAAGCGCCTTACGCATGCCGATTGGCAAAGCGCGCTCGATCTCTACAGGCCTGAAATCCTGATCCAAGAAGTCAACATCGCACGCATTCCGCCAGGATATTTCGGTGGCGATACTCTGGGGAGGAGCAAGTCATGAGTGACAATTCAGAGAGACGTTCTGGCCGATCGCCAATTAGCTTGAAGTCCGGAGAAACGCTTGCGGATGCTCTGGCTAATCGCAACAGTCAACCTAACTCCATGTCAATGCCGTTGTCCGACGTAAACGATCTTGACGCCGTTGTGCATGCGTTGGGAATAGAGGACAGCGACACCACGCCAGCTGAGGCGGTTGCGGAGTTGAAGGCTGAGATTGAACGGTTGCGCGCCGCGCTTTTCAATGCGTTATCCGGAAGTGACGACGATCGTGCCATCGCGGATTTTTCCCGTGCAATGGCAACGAAGATGGCCATAAGCCGTGTTAAAGGGCGCAATGGTTGGCAGACATGTCCCACAGAGGCTCTGTGGGCAATGCTACGCGGCCATGTCGAAAAAGGCGATTCGGTTGATGTCGGAAACTTTGCCATGATGATCTGGAACAACCTATGTGAGAAGGAATTACCGCCAACTCCTCGGCATGCGTCGGCACCTGATGGACATAGGTGTGTGGATTGCGCAATGGACGGGCATGCGTGCCCTACCTGTTATGCCGCATGGTGGGGCAAGAAGCATCCGCATCACCGTCAGCTTTGAGGACTTCTTATATGAAAACCGAAATCAACACATCAACGGTGCCACAAGCACTCGATGCTATTGCTGATCTTGTTCTCGCCTACCGACCCAAGCCGAAAAGCAACCCTGCGAAGAAACGGAAACGTAGGACTGCTAAAATCGCTCGTGAGCGCGAGGGTTAGGCGTGCTCCAATTTACCGTCCACCGCCAAGAGGCACACACCAGCGAGTCCTGGCTTGCGTGTCTCGACCGTCCAATGCTCACCGTCAGGGCGGTCCCACTTCACGGCATATCGAGGCTCGCCACCGCTTGCCTGGGACTGCCGCACCGCTTTGTTGGTCGCTTCGAATTTTGTCATGACTGAATATCCCTTGGTTTCTGGACGAAATCTAGCCATAAACCTCACGGGAGTCAAGTATATAATTCCCTATTTTTGTGGGGTGCATCCCTGGAATGATTTTGAGGTTGGTCAGGAATGGCCGCGAAACCCACAACCACGGAAACCGAGAAAACCATCATGAAAGTTGAAGATACGCTAAAAACGTGCAAGATCCATCCTTGGAGAAGTTTTGCGGTTGGTCAGCCAGGCTCATGGGCGCCGCCCGCAAGCCTTTGGGCACCAAAAACCGAGAAAGCCAAGATGGAAGCCGAAAACACGCGTTTGCGTGACGCGTTGAAAACCCGAACGGATGAAAGAGACACGGCTGTGCTGCAGGCTGGTATTGCCCACGAGTGGCTCAAAATCGAAACGCATAAAACAGACGAGGCTGTGGCGCGCGCTGATGCCGCCGAACAGGAGCGCGATAAAGCGCGTGCCGCGTGCGTCTGGTTTGAACGCAGAATTGTTGCGTTGATGGCTGAACTGGCGCGTCGTCCCGCGCTTGTTGAGCTGGATAAGAAGTCCGGACACAATCCATTTCGCGAGATACGCGTGGACCGCCGTCTGATGGGTCCGGGCGTGTGAAACAGAATAGCGGGGCTGGCACTATGACGTTGGATCGTCGCGCCCGACGCAATGCCTTACCTCTGTAACCAGGATGCTCCCGCATGGTTTTCTTTGGCTCCTGGGATCGGCAAACCCTCCCGGCTTAATTTTGCATAGGGTAAGGTGAGGCGCGCGACACTCTTTGTCGGAGGTTTCATAGATGGGCAACGACGTGAAATTGATGATGCATGTTTTTCCTTGATCGTGCTTTGCCCTCTTATTGAGGTTCCTGATCCTCCTGTATATCATCAGATCTATACACGGCGCGCGTTAAATGGCGCCACGATCATGGCGTTGGACGGTTTGAATGACGCGGAGGTCGTGGATATGTTGATCGCGGGTTACAGGCGGCCGAATGTTCGTGTCGTGGATGGTAAGGATATGGAATGATGTTGGAGAGAGATACGCGGGGCGCGACATCCTTACTTCGTCTCCGGGCTGAAATGGTTCGTATCGCGAATGAGGTTGATGGTCTCGCTGATCTGGCGAGTATCGTGAATGTGCGAACGCATGCTCCAATTCTTGCTGAGAAAATACGCAACGCGGTTATGAGGGCGGAAACCAAGGTTGACCCCTCCATGAACAATTGACAAACCACGCCGACATATCGGATGGGTGTCGCACCACCAGAGGCGGCGGCGATGATCAAAATGGAAGACGACGGCCCACCCGATATACAACACGCTCAGATCGATTGTGACGGGATTATTATTCGCGAGTCAAAGGTTACCCGGGCCGAGTGGCGCGATCCCGATGATCCGCTGGCGCATATCCGCCGATCCGAGACGCCGGGCGGACGTGGTGGCGCGAAAACAGTCCATGGTTACAAACGGACCTGGACGATCGATCTGTTGCACAAAACAACGCCAGGGGATGTGACTAAAAAGCACGTTTGGGCGGCATCCCGCTGGTTAAATGACTATGAATTGAGCATGGGATGCACGCCTGGCGCCAGAATCCGGGAGCGTGTGGACGGAGAAACGGAATCCACGCTTGGATCGATGGATATGCGGTTACGCGCGGCCGATCGTTTCAATGAGGCGTCCGATGCGGTGGGCCGATCCGGCGTGATGGTTTTGAAGTTGGTGATAATCGACAATATGTCTTTGGCGCGGGTCGCGTCTGTTCTTGGCACCAGTTCTCATAAGGCATCCGGCAGGGTGTGCGCGGCGCTCGATCGGCTGGTGGAGCATTATAACCCGCCACAGGTAAGGGTGGCGCAACCGCCGCCTGATATCGTGCTTGAGCGTATGGGACGGTGGAAAATAGGCACTTGACAAACGCGATGCGATGTGGTCAGGGTTTTGTCATGATTGGAGATATTGCGCGTAATATGAGTGGCAGGGGCTGCTTGCCTCGTAAACAAACAGTCCCCACCCTTTCCCCAAACTGTCATGCATTACGCGTAACTGCCTAATTAGTAGTCATTTGGAAGGTAGTATTTTATGCCTCGTGGTGCGGCGCCAGGAGAGCGGCGCGGCGGCAGGCAGAAAGGCGCGAAAAACAAAGCAACAATTGATCGCGAAGCTAAGTTGGCTGAAGCACGCGATCGCTTTCTGTCAGGCGTGACGCCAGAAATAATCGCGGCCATGTCGCCGCTCGATGTCATGCTTCATGCCATGCAGATTGAAGCGCAGACAGGCGAATGGCGAATGGCGGCGGCGATGGCAAAAGAAGCGGCGCCGTATCTGCACGCGAAGAAATCTCCTGAAGATGCTGATCGTTCAAGCAATCTGACGGTCATAATAAAGGGCGGCCTGCCCGGTTAAATGCCGCTTATCACGTTGCCGACATTTCACGCCGGACAGGTCGCGGCCTGGAATGTGACATGGCCGGATGGCCGCAGGGCCAAACGTAAGGCAATCAGGTGCGGAAGACGGTGGGGCAAGACCACATTTGGCTCTGTCATAGCCTGTGATGGCGCGGCGAAGGGCGAGCTGATCGGGTGGTTTGCGCCAGCATATAAGTTCATCGCGGAAGCCTACGCCGAAATCGCGATGGCTTTGGTGCCTATAAAAAGCGCATCGTCAAAAGTCGATGGCGTGATACGCACCACGACGGGAGGCCGAATCGATTTCTGGTCTCTGGAAAACGATCTGGCGGGCAGGTCCAGGCATTACAAGAAGATCATCATTGATGAGGCCGCGTTCGCCAAACAGAACGTGATGGATATCTGGCAGCGCAATATTGAGCCAACGCTCCTGGATCTGAGTGGCGATGCCTATGTTTTAAGCAACACGAACGGAAACAATCCGGACAATTTTTTCTGGCGGCTCTGTAACGAAAAAGAGCATGGTTTCCTGGAATACTACGCGCCAACGACTGACAACCCGGATATGCCACGCCGGTTGCCGGGAGAAGACGAATTCGTATATATCGCGCGACGTGAAGAGACATTCGCGGAACTGATCCGCACCCGGCCGCCTCTTGTCTACGCGCAAGAGTATATGGCTCAGTTTGTCAGTTGGGCTGGCGTGCCGATTTTCGCCGCTGAAAATCTGTTGGTGGATGGCGCTGGAATTGATTATCCGCCGCACTGTGACGCGGTTTTCGTGGTTATTGACAGCGCCATGAAAGACGGGAAACCGCACGATGGAACCGGCGCGAGTTATTGGGCGTGGTCTGTGCATAACAGTAAGTTAACGTGCCTTGACTGGGAATATACGCAGGTTCAGGGCGCGTATCTGATTGAGTGGATACCGAACGTATTTGAGCGGGCCGAGGAACTGGCGCGTATATGTCACGCGCGAAATGGATCGATCGGCGCGTATATTGAAGACGCATCGAGTGGGACGATTCTTTTGCAGCAATGCGCCGCGCGTGGTTTTTCCGCCACGGCGCTTCCGGCCGAGTTAACGGCGGCCGGAAAAGATCAGCGGGCGCTTAACGCGTCGCCACAGGTTTATCAGGGCAATGTAAAGTTCTCGTGTCACGCGCACGATAAAACGACATCGTTTAAGGGCCAGGAACGCAACCATATGTGGCGGCAGGTTGTGGATTTTCGGATCGCGGATAAAGAGGCGGCCAGGAGAGCGGATGATCTGCTTGATACGTTCACGTATGCCGTCGCGGTGACGCTGGGGAACGCGGAGGGGATTGCTTAGGGCGCGTCGTTTGGCGGATTGAAGTTACCGCCCATGGTCCATGTCTCCCCGTGACATCTGATGGTTATTTTATCCACGACGAATGATTCTTTGCGCCAGCCGCTTATGTAGAATGATTCTACATCTTTCTGACATTTCAGGCAAAAGGGGAATTTCAGACGTTCGCCGTTTGACAGTATGAGTTCTTTGCTCAATGCACCCATCCTTGGGTTATCGCGTAGAACCATAAACCTGCTCCGACCATCAGGAGCAGCACCAGTTTCCGAAACCATCGGAACATGAGCAACGCGGCCAGGAAGGCGCCTGGAACGAAAATGATCCACATTTGGGCGGTGTCCTAATGTTCTTTCCTGGGTGTCATACCTTATCGCGCTGGTAGTCATCTGAAATGCGGATCGGTCCGCGAGGCTTGCTCCCCCAGTATCCGCAATACGCGGATTGTTGGGCCAGATGTCAACCATGAATTCTAACTTTGTGAGGCACTAATGAGCGAAACACTTCATGAGCCGAACAAGCCTCAGCGGACTGGTCCGTTGGTCTCAGAGGGATCAGCCACCACGACCGTTACCGTGGCACCCGCACCAGCCACGACATCAACGCCCGCACCGGTTAAGCCAACCGCCGAAGATCGGCTGACCGCGCTCGAAAAGCAGGTATTTGGTGGTCCGCCGCCAGAGCCTAACTATCAGATTGTGCTTGGAGAGACCGTCACCATTCCGATCGCGGCCGAGGACGCGCAAGGCAACGTTCAGCCCCTTCCGGCGGATGATACGTTCCAGGCGCGGACAAACGACGCTACCTCATTGCAGGCCGGCATCGGCGCGGCTGGTGGCGCTCCGGCTCTGATTGTGCGAGGGCTTAAAGTCGCGACGGGCGTTCTGGCGTTTGTGGAAGATGCCAAAGGTCTACGACAGGCTTCGATGCGGTTTGATGTCGTGGCACCGCCGGTGGTCGCCGCTCCGGCTGCCGTCGTTACGCCCAATCCGGCGCCAGTCGCGCTCACGCTTAATATGGCGGCGGCGACGCATGATACGGCCGTTCGATAGATATCACCGGTCCACCGGAGGCTTTGAAAGTGATCGAGCAAGTCATGCTGTCTACACCCGCGCCAGTTAAGCCGCTCCCAGATGCTCCCGTTACACCCATTCTGGAGCCAGTATGGGGTATCAATCTTAAAGAAAAGATTTGTTTTTTGATACAGGCGCGCTCCGAGATGCCGTGGGTATTTTTGCCGTGCGAATTCTCAGAAACATGATGTCAACAGCATTGACAGCGTTTACCGCTATCCTGGGAATTCTCTCTGGGATATTGGTTGCCTGTTTGCTGCTTTTGAGGCTTTTCAGATGATAAACGAAGCGTCCATACTCTGCGCGGAACTGCGACACACGCTTGGCGTGCATATCCGGCCGCGCGAGATGGAGCGCGCGTTGACGGCTCTCGGCATGACGTTGGCGGGACCAGAAAAGCCACCGGCGACTGAAGCCGAAATTGAACAGTTGGGCCATAATGCTTTTTGATTTTAACGCTGATTTTTCCGCCGCGCTTCATGAGCGTGGTGTGGAAGTATCGCCAGACATCATCGTGGAAACGCTCACGGCGCTTGGACTGACATTGACCGAAAACCAGGAAGAGAAACACCGCGAGTGGGAGCGTAAGTTGCGCTCCGGTGAACTTTACAAGCGTGGTGTCGTAGGTCAATGAGCGGAACGCAAGGCGCCAATCTCGTTGAAGGCGGGATTGGCTTCGCGGAATTTGGGCTACAGGGAGGGCCAGGCAGTCAACTAACGCAGCTTTTGAGCGGCGAGGATATCGTCCCCGGCTCTCCGGCCGGATACCAGTTGTGCAAAACCCTGTGGGTGTATCATCCATTGGGTGCGAAAATGGTCGAGAAGCCGGTCAGCATCGCGCAATCGCAGCAACGCGAAATCGTTATTCCGGAGGGTCCGGAAGAACGGCTGGTCGAAGCATTCTGGCGTGAATGGAAATTGATTGGCGCGGACGATTGGATCAAGAAGGCCAAGATCACATCCCGCGCCTATGGAATTTCCAGTCTTGTCATCGGTGACAGGCGTAATCCGGCGGCTTCAACGCAACCGTTGGCCCTGGATAAGCTGCACGAAATCGAGCCGTATTTCACCGTTTTAGATCCTTTGAATACGGCGGGCTCGCTTGTTCTCGATCAGGACCCGAATTCACCGGATTTTCAGAAGCCAACCGCCGTTCGCGTTGGCAATCGCGTTTATCATCCGTCACGTTCCGTCGTGACAATGAATGAAACGCCCATTTATATCGAGTGGAGCAGTTCCGCGTTTGGTTTCTCTGGACGAAGCGTTTTTCAGCGCGCTTTGTATCCGATGAAAACATTCGTCCAGTCGATGATTACCGATCAATACGTCACGGTGAAAGTGGGGCTGTTGATCGCGAAAATGAAGGTATGGGGGTCGTTCATTAATCAAAGGATAGCAGCTTTCTTTGGTTTCAAGCGTTCCGCTCTGAAAGCTGGAATGACCGGAAATGTTTTGACGATTGGTGAAAGTGACGATATTTCTTCTCTTAATTTCCAGAATCTGGAAGGTCCGGCGAGATTCGCGCGTGATAATTGCCTGAAGAATATCGCCATGGCTGCTGGCATGCCTGCTAAACTACTCCAGCAGGAAGAGATGATTGGCGGCATGGCTGAAGGAACTGAAGACGCCAAGCAAATTGCTCAATATATCGATGAGATTCGCTCTGAGATGGAGCCGCTTTATCGATTCTTTGATCGGATCGTTCAGCGCCGGGCGTGGTCCCCGCAGTTCTTCGAGGCATTAAAGAGAGACATTCCGGAATTAAGAAAAGTTCCTTACGAGACAGCGTTCTATCAGTGGTCAAACTCTTTCCAGCCATCATGGCCCAATCTTCTCGCGGAGCCGGAATCCAAGCGGATCGAGGTCGAGAAGACGCGATTTGAGTCCGTGGTCGCGTTGGTGGAATCTTTGGCGCCTCTTCTTGATCCGGAGAACAAGGCGGCATTGGTGGCCTGGTGCGCGGATGAAATCAATTCCAGGCGCGATCTGTTTTCCGCGCCGTTGGAGATTGACCAGGTGGCGCTCGCGGAATATGTGCCGCCCACGCCCATGGCGGCCGAGAAAGAGCAGGAACCGCCGGCTTTCTCTCCGAGAACGTAATGTTGCCACCTCTCGGTTTTCGTCGTCTTTTGGCGCAGGCCATCGCCGAAATATCCGCTTCCGGGTATTTGTCGCCTGAGCAGATCGAGGCGTGGGTAACGCGGCTTCGCAACGCGGCGGAACGGGATCTTGGAAGTGAGCGGCAGATTGACGCGGAAACCGCCAGACTGCTCGGAGCGGTGTATGATCGTCTGGTGGAGCGCGGTGGCGTCGTTAAGTATGTTCCGGAAGTAAGTCGATATACGTTGGCGATGGTCAAGCCGCGGTTGCACGCGGAACTGGATCGCCGGATCATGGCGAATGTCGCGTTGATAAAGTTAGATCGGCGCGCGGCGGTTGAACGAACGATCATACGGTTTTCAGGATGGTCAACCTCCATTCCGGCCGGTGGCGACGAAACAGTTAATCGTATCGAAACGCGAGCGGCGATAGGCGAGAACATCGCCAGATTTAAGTATGAGAAAAGACGTTGCGACATCGATCAGGGGCATAAACTGATTGCCGCCATCGCCGATATCGTGGCGGTTGAAGCGGGCGCCATCGCCGCTGAATGGCATGACCATGGCGAACACGATAAGAGCTACAATTATCGTGAAGAGCACATGGAGATGTCAGGAAAAGTTTACCTGATCCGCGATAGTTGGGCGCACAAACAAGGACTCGTTAAATCAGTGCATGGCTTCACGGATGAAATTGTCAGTCCAGGACAAGAGGTTTACTGCCGATGCTGGTTTCGGTATATCACGTCACCACGTCGGTTGGAGGATAAATTCCTGACCGCGAAGGGGCAGGAATTCGTGGCCGGGAGGTTGGCGGCGTGAGTGGATCGGCGATGACAACGGCGGTTAATACGATGCTGGCCGCGTATACGACACTTACGGAAGCGCAGGCCGCCGTGACGGCGGCGGCGCCAGCCTACACATCAGCGTTGGCGACTTACACTGCCGCCACGACGGCCGTTCAGCAGGCGCAGACGGCATTCAACGCGGCGGTGGCTGCGGTGCAGCAGTTAGGAACTGGAACGTAATAACAGGAGATAATTTATGTTGACGGAAGCTGACTTTGATGCCGCTTATGGTCCTTTGCTGAGCAAATGGGAAGCTAGGCTGGGTAAGGACCAGGTTAAGGAACTAACCGGGGATTTGTCCGTGGCTGTGCAGGAATTGCTGGCCAAGACTACCACTCATCTACAAGCGGCTGGGGCAACTTCAGCTCATACCGATATTATCCAGCACGGCATTGCTACTTATGAAGGCTGGCGGACAAAACACGGAGTTTAATACGGTTATGAGTTGGCTTGATACCTGGCCAATCGATGCCGATCTGCAAACGCCATTCGATGCCGCCGTTGTTATTCCGACGATCGGGCGTGTTCACTTAAAGCGGGCTCTTCAAAGTGTTTATGCTCAGGATTTTCCAGGCCGTATTCACCTGCTTATCGGGATGGATAAAGACAGTTTGTTGCCCTGTCCCGAAAAGCCGGATAACGTAACAGTTCAAATACTCTGGCCCGGCTTTTCAACATCAACCCGACATGGCGGATTGACGCCCTCCGGCGATGGTGGTGCTCTTCGAACCATTCTCACGTATCTCGCGAATTCTCCATATGTCGCGTATCTCGACGATGACAACTGGTGGGCGACCAATCATCTGAGCACGTTGCGATCGGCTATTGAAGGCGTGGACTGGGCGTATTCGCAGCGTTGGTTTGTTCATCCTGAAACAAGCCTGCCGCTCGCGGTTGATCGTTGGGAATCCTGTGGTCCGGGTAGAGGACTACGCACGGCGCCAATGGGTGGATTTGTCGATCCGTCGTCTCTGATGATAGATAAAACAAAATGCCGATCGGCGCCGCAATGTTGGACGTTTCCGGCGGTTGAAAGCGATCCGATGTCCTCGGATTGCACGGTTGTCGGGTATCTGACGCAGATGCATATTTCGCGCGGAACGAATGAACCAACATCGTTTTACACGATGAATTCCGCCGATCCGTTCCATCCGAAACGGCTCGAGTGGATCGGCGCGGATGTTTATGAGGAGGCAGGGCGTATGCCAGACAACTACATGGCGGCCATGGCGGCTCGCGTGGCCGCGTATCGGCAGAGAAAGGATGAGCAGGCGGTCGAAACAAATGCCGCTCGTGACACCGCCCTGGCGGAAGCGGAACGGTATATGGCGGCGCTTGATATTAATCTGGGGCGTTTGCTGGAAGTTCAGGAGGGCTGATCATGGACGCGGAAGAGGGCGAGAAAAAGGAGGGCGGCGAATCCTTTAAGAAATGGGCTGAGGAAGAGGCGCATGAGCCTGAGCATGAGAAGGATAAAGCCCGCAAGGACGCC